GTGAGCGTTGGGTCATCAAAAAAAGGTTTTTCGGCTTTTTGGTCGTTTTTGGTCGTTTTTGGTGTTTTTGCGGTGTTTCGTGGCCGGCGTGTTTCGGCGGTCTTTACGGCCTCGTTTCGTGCTTTAACTATGCGGGCTCTCTGAGCGTTGCCATATTGGGCGCCCTTGCGGTAGTTACATTTCGCGCACGCGGGCTGGAGGTTCTCCATTGAGTGATCGCCTCCGGCGTGTAACTCGAGGATATGGTCCACGGTGTTCGCTTTACGGACTCCGCATATCGCGCAAGTAGGGGAGCCGGCGAGGATCCTCTTTCGGTTCTCTACGTATCGTTTGTCTTTGTAGTGGTCGCTCATGCCCTGACGAGTCCGCTATCGCATGGGCAAGGTATGACGTCTGAGTCTTGGACGGTCCAGCGTTGCCCGTGGCATTGTGGACAAATGGCGCGGTTTTGTTCTCTCTTACTTAAATAACCTAGGGACTTTGTTCGGGGGTCTTTCTTATTAGTTACTTCTATAGGTGACGGCTTTTCCGACGTCGGGTAATCCGTCGTCGGGTGTGGACAAGTCGGGGAGTTATCCCGAGGCTTTTCCACGGGTTGGGGCGTGTCGTAGACGTAGGTGTTTGTGGACATGCGGCCGGTCGTTTTGTCTTGGCGTACTTCGCGCCGTAAGTAGCCGGCGGACTCTAATTCTTTGAGCCCGGTACGTATCGCGTCGCGTTTCTCGCCTCTTGGCGTCGCGGTCTCTAGTGCTAGGCGCTCCGATGAGACGGACCAATTATCCGGGTAAGAGAGCAATAGGGCGAGGATCCCGCGGGCCTTAAACGAGAGCGAGCGGTCTCGGACGACCGAGTTAGCGATCGTAAGGTAATGGGACTCGGGTCGGGGTGTTCTAATAATCACGGTTTAATCGTTTCTTTTAGTTTGTTCGGCTAGGTAGAGGCGCTCTATGGCCTTGGATACTCGTTTGCGGCGGCGTTCCAGCCGGCGAGCTCGAGTCTGGACGGGATCGGTCGCGATGAAATAGCCGAGCCATAAACCGCCGAGGACGGAGATCGTCCAGAATATGCCCTCTATGTTGGACCAATCTTGGATCTTGCTCATATTTTGCCCTCCAGCCGGACGCGAATAGACGCGATGTCGCGAGGTCTCCAGACGTAAACCTCGGCGCCTCCAAGTGAGAGGCGTTCTAACCATTCTTTTTGAGTGTCGCTTAATCTGCCGGTGGCCGTTTTAAGTTCGGCGAAAATGACGCCGCCTCGGTGACGTGCCGTCGGGCTTTTAGCGAGAACAAGATCGGGAAAGCCAGCGACGCCTTGGAGCGGGGTCGCCCAATAGCCGGGGCGGATCTGGACGGCGCGCGTGTGGTGAACATGCCAACCGTAGAGGCGCGCTAATTCGAGGATCGTACTTTGAAACGACGCCTCGTTAATTCGGAATAGGTCGTTTACTGTCGTCGGGGTTTTCTTTTTCATTAGAACGGCGCCTCGTCTGTCGCCGGCTTTTTTGGTAGTGCGGAAAGTGTTTTAATCGCTCGCGACGCCTCGCCCATCGTGTTTATTTCGGGAGGCTCTACGCCTCTTTCGGTCGCCAACTTAATCAGAAACTCCAACTGTTTAGCGGTCGGCGGGACGCCTCTAGTGTTCTCGGTCGTTTCTGAGGTTTGGGGCGCTCTAGGGCGATCCTGCGACGGTTTGGGAGCGGTTGCGCGTTCATTGACTCTGAGAGAAACCTCGTCGGCGGACGCGATGGACTTAGAGATCCCAAAGCCCATAAAGCCGAGAGCGCGGCCGAGCGCCGACGTGGACGCGTTCATCATCTCGGAGCCTTTTTGGAACGGCGTCCGGCCCGGGAAAACTTCGTAAGCGGTAGCGACCGCGGGTAGGTCGTCGCCGGGCTCGCGATAGACGGTCATCGTTACGGCTATAAATGTTTGGCCGGCGATCTCTACCGGGCGGACGTCGGTCTCTTGGACGCGCAAATTTGGGAACCGATCTAAAGCCATTTTTAGCCGGTCTTGGACGAGGACGTATCCGCCTAGGTCCACCACGGAGCGCCTCCGCCGCTCTCGGGATCGTTGCCTAGTTTGGCGCGTAGGGCTCGGATCTCTTGCTCGAGGATCTTTATTCTTTTGGTGGCCTCGAGTAGTTCGTTTCGGTTTTTGTGGAAACGGCGGAGGACCATATCGAATTCGTCTTGGTCGTCTAACACGAGACGCTCCAAGGTTTCCAACCGCAACGTCCCGACGCCTCGCGTCCTGAATAGAGGCGCCAAGCAAACGCGAGGTTTTTAGCCGGGTCCGCCATGGCTACCTCAAACGGTTGTCCGTAAACACTTTCTACGTAGTCCCGATGGACCGTCTCGTTAATTTGTGAGAGCCCGTGATCGGAGGTCTTGCTCACAATTTGCGGGATACATCTTGACTCACGAAAAATAATCCGACCGAGTTTCTCGAGGACTTCCGGAGTGTTCGTCCAGCCCTGCGCGACCGCAAGTCCTAACCATTCATAGCAGGGCGTGTCTAACGCGGCGTTCACGATCGCGGGGACTGTCGTCGTCGTATCCGCGACCGAGGTCGTCGTTTCTGCTAGGTCCTCTTGGAGCGCCTCGTGAGCGCCAAAAGTCGTCGTCGTTTCTTGGACCGCCGGCGCCGTTGTAGTTGTAACGATCGGCTCGTCGCTTTTTGTGCCGGCGAGAGCGCCGACGATCACGGTTAAGGTCGCGATTATTCCTATTAAAAATTTGGTGAGTTTTGCGTTAAACATTTTTTATTTCTCCTCTAAGGGTTTGGGTGATCCCCACGATGAGAAACGGCTCGGCCGTTCCGCGATCGTGAGGGTTAGGTCTGTCTTTCCGTTTTCGGTTCTCCCTACCCAAACGGTAATTAAGAGTTGGGAGCCGTCCGGGAGAGTGTGGACGTGCGGTCGGTACTGTATGAGATCTAGGTCCATCAGAGAGACCGCCAGACGGTTAAACGTTGCCCGTGGTCGGAGTCGCCGCCTCTGGACGTTTTGCGTACTCGGTCGGTTGGTTGGCATATCCCATCGTTCGCGGCGCTTTTAAGGATCGCGGCTAGCCCTTTAGTTTTGGGGAACGTGGCCGGGAGCCGAGACCAAATATCGTCCGCGGTAAATTCGGGCAACATGCGCGCGGTCTTGACTATCGCGTCATAAACCTCGGAGGCTTGAGCCGGCGTCCACTTGTGATCCGCGGATCGTTGGGAGAGTTCCATACCGCGCTCGAATGGTGTTAAAAGTTTGAGCGGTGGTATGCCCTCAAGGTTTAGGGCTAACTGTTCGGACATGAGTCCTCCTATATCGTCGGGGTATCGGATTAACCGATAACGGGAACAATAGCGGACGGGTGCGGTTAAGTGTTGGATTATCCGACGATGGGGGTCGTCTGGAGTTCTGAGACGATCCGGTTTATCGCCTCTTGGATCTTGTCTTTACTGTCTGCGAATTCTGCGGACAGTTCTAAATGGATCCAATCGGACGACGCGGATCCGCCTCCCTCGATAACTCCCTTTTTGTTGTCCAGCCATGCGGAGCGGTCACACTTCCAAGTACGGCCGCCGCCGAGACCTTTCGTATACGAGTAATCGGTTAGGAGTTCTAAACCAATCTCGTCGGCGTGTTTAACGAGTAGGTCTATCCACGGGACGAGATACGTCCGCGACGAGCCCGCTTTCTTGGCGGTCTTTCTATAGGAGATATCGGCGGCGCGTCCGGTGGCGTGAACGCTCATCGCGGTCTTACCTCTCATCGGTCGCATGACATAGGTCCCGTTATTCCAGAGTTTGCTACCGGAGAGGTAGTCAATACACGCGACTAAATGCTCGAGTCCGGGGCGCTTACCTTTACCGACGCCCTCGGTGTTACCGGTGTATTTTCTACTCATCGTCTTTACCTTTTTCTTGTTTATCTCGGAGCCCGTTACTCGCGAGGACTCCGCCCAAAAGACCTAGGAGCGCCATAAAAGCAGGGTTCAAAATAGAAATAAATTCTTGATCCGTGGGGCTTGGTTCGAGCGGCTGGACGACGAAAAGCACGCCGTACAAGATCCCGAGCATAGAAACGCCGAAAACAAACGAGAGGGTAATCCCGACGACAAAAATGAGCCGGGCTTTAATCTCCGAATTAGAAAGCTTTTTCATGGTGTCGTCGCTCCGTTAGAAGTGTCGCAACGGCGGCCGGACGGATCGGTTTCGCAAGTGTGCCGGGTGCGATCCGCGCAACCGCCAACGATGAAAACGAGAGCGATCGCAAGGCCGGCAGAAAGTAAAAGAGTTTTCATTCCTCGGGCCATTCCGCGACGATGTTTCCATTGGAAAGCCAATCTAAATATCTGAGGTATCGGCCCTCTTTACATTCGCTCGTGAAAATAGCGGTTTCGTTTTCGCCTACAAAAATGTAGGTTTCGTTTTTTTTGTTATAGAAGTAGGTCATAGTTCCGCCGATGCTGTCCAATTAACCGTGCAAACGTAGTCGAATGAGTTAGTACTCTGCCATTGAATAAACGCGAATTCGTCCGTAGACGCGGTAAATGTTGCAAAGTTCACGTAAAGCGTTCCCGTGTTTGTGTTTGATACGGAAGTCGGTGTAACTCTTTTATTAACCTTGTATTGGACGGGCGCGTATCTACTTCTAGACGTGTCTAGGTTTGTCTCTTTTTGAGAGTACGCGCCTCTTTCGTAATATCTCTGGCAGAGCGCTAACTCGGTTTGGCGGGGACGTTCCTCAAATGCGGACGGTCCCGGTGACCGTTCCAACTGTACGCCGGTAATGTAAAACGTTCCGCTCTGGTTCCCTAGGGTGTCGGTCTCGGTGTTATACGTTGATCCAGCGTCTAGCCATAAAATGAGGTTTAGATAGTCGTCGCCGTTTGTGCCGCGGGTTTTTGTCGCAATGTTTGGGACGATAAAACTAAATTCGTAGCGCGCGTAAAGACTTGTCGAGAGGCTAGATGTCTTTCTCGCGGTGTAAGCGTAAATAGAAACGGCCCCGGACGGTGAGCCTCCGGTCCCAAAAACCTGCTGGAGTGAACACGCTATTTCTAGGTTCGCGGCGGACGCGTAAGCATAAAACGAGACCGTAACCGTGGAGCCGGCGAGCGTGCCGACGTCCTCGATACGTTGCGCGAGTTGGGCGTATGAGGTGCTAGTGCCGCCGGTGGTGACGGTGTAAGCGGTGGCGAAACGGATCGGCCCGGGTGTTTGTGCGTTGGGGGCGACGGTGGCGCGTGTTACCGAAACGGTGGAGGTCGCTCGGTTTACGACCCAACGATCCGCGCTATAGGTGTTACTCGCGGTTACGGCGGTCGTTCCGCGTTGCCAAAATTCCATAGATCCGTTAATTAAACGGTTACGGAGTCCGGCGGTCGCTTGGACTTTATAGAGAGCGAGTTCGGTATTTGTTGCGAGGCTCTGAAAGTCGGCGGCTCCGGACGCTACCGGGTCAGATGACGCCGGATAAGGTAGCCCGAAATATGTTGTTATTCCCATAGTTCTAGATCCAATCCCTGAGCATGTCGTCCCATGTTATAGAACCGGGGACGGCTACCCATGTAATACCAGAGATGACGTCCTCCCAATTTTGGGACGGTCTAAAGAGCGTCCAATCGGAGAGGTAAAAGTTTATATCCCACGAGTAACGGCCGAAAGTTTCGCTATACCCTTGGACGACGTAATACGTGTTTAGCCCGGGCGCTAGGGACGGTATTTCCACGAGTTGAGCGATACCGGAGTTATTGGCTATGAACGCTTGGCGGGCGCTTGAGAGCGGCGACATGGCGACACTAATCCCGGGGAGCGTCCAGCCGGGTAGGACGTAGTTTTTAACTGTTCTCGTCGCAAGGTTTAACGCGTCCGCGGGATCGGAACAGTAGGTATCTAGTGACTGTTGGATTAAACCGTAAATGGTGACGTCCGAGGTTTCGGTGTAGGTCTCACTACCTCCGACATAATTGACTAGCGAACTGTTTATTTTGTCGCTAATCCGTTTGGTTACTTGCCAGCCCTCGAGGACTTCGGTATCTGAGAAAGTGACGTCGGGAGTCTGATAGCGGAAATGTTCCTGATCTCTAAACTCAAGCGAGCCGTCGGGTAGTTCATAAAAAAACGAGTTCGGTTCCGACGCGCTAACGGTCTGGACGAATTGAGCCGGGGAACTATTCGTTAGCGTTGGAGTGTCTAGGTAAGTAATGCCGGGATCAAAGTTAGCGGTCGGTGGAGTTCCCGGATATGCGTTTACGAGGACGTTCGTATACGTGTTATCTAAGATCTCTCCGGTGTAACCAGAGCCGAGAGTGAAGTCTGCGGAGAAACGGCCGAAACGGGAAATTCCGTCGGTGACCGCGGTAATGGTTAAAACGTACTCGTCAAATTGGAGATCGGTTACTCGGCCGGTAAACCGGACGATAGGGACGATGACCGTTTTTTCTACGATTAAAAGATCGCCGACGCTGAACGTGGACGGGTCAAAAGATCCGAGAGCGGAGTCGTATAGCAGAGTTACGGAGCAGGTCGTCGGATTAACGGGTGATCGGGCGTCTTGTCGTCCGGTCGTTATCGTTATGCCCTCTAGCGATGACGCGGTGTATTCGATCCATGAGAAAATGTCCGGACCTATTTTTACGACGACACTCATAACGCGGAGAGCGCTCCTAGTCGCGCTTGGTCTCGTGTCAAGATCTGGCGTATCTGATTAGCGACCGCGGACGGGTCCAGCGCGCCGGAGACGTTGATCGTGATACCGCCGCCAAGGTTGCCTAGTTTTGATAATGGGATCACGGCCTCGGACTCGCCTCCCTCGGCGATCATGGCCAGAGTTGGGGACGTGACGATCCCGCCCTCGGCTAGACGCGGGATCTTAACTTTTGGGATCTCGCCGAAATTCACGAACGGGCCGGCGGCTTTATCTATCCCGTCTAGGGCTTTATTTAGTCCACCAATGACAAAGTTAATTCCAGCCTCGAGCGCGGAGAGGATCCCGTTTAGGACTCCCTTAAACGCTCCGACGATCCCATCAAAAATAGTTACCGCGAAATCCTTAACGCCTTGGAGGACTCCGATAATGCCGTCTTTAAATTTGATAATCCCGTATATCGCAAGTCCGAACGGTCCGGTAATGAT